TATGGACCTAGAAAATTATTACTCAATTCAAACCGAAGCTCTCCCTGAACATACTTGTGATTCAATTGTAGAGTATGCTTTAGATTTAAAACAAAAAGGATTAAATTCTAATAAAGCAACAACAGGTGGTTCGGCCTTTGTTTTAAGTGATGAAGATAAAAAAGATTTTAATAAAAAGGTAAGAAACTCTAATATTGTTTGGATTAATGAACCATGGATTTATAGAGAACTTTGGGATTATATTCATCATTTAAATGCACAATCTAAATGGAACTTCAATGTAGACTTTGCAGAGCCCTGTCAATTTACAATATATAAAAAAGGACAACATTATAATTGGCATATAGATGGTGGAATAACTAAACCTGAATATAAAGGAAAAATTAGAAAATTATCTATGACAATTTTATTATCAGACCCAAAAGATTTTCAAGGTGGAGATTTAGAATTTGATTTTCAAAACAATAAACCTTTTTCAGATGTAAACATATATAGTACAACAGGACTTTTAAGAAAAGGAAGTATATGTATGTTTCCTAGTTTTGTTTATCACAGAGTGACACCTGTAACAAAAGGCACTAGATATTCTTTAGTTGTATGGGTTATAGGAGAACCATTTGTATAAGATTATGAATATAAGAAGAAAAAAATATGCCGTAGTAAAAAATGCATTGTCACCCGAAATGTGCGATTTAGCATTTAATTATTTAAAAAACAAAAAAACTGCAAGACAGGTTTTATTAGATACTAAAAATATGAATCCTTTTTCAAAAGACTTAGGATTATCAACTGATGGCCAAGCAGACTGTTATTCTGTTTATGGTGATTTATTGATGGACACATTACTATCAAAAATAAAACCAATAATGGAAAAAAATACAGGTTTAGTATTAAATGAATCATACTCATACACTAGAATATATGAAAAAGGCAATGAATTAAAAAGACATAAAGATAGATTTTCTTGTGAAATATCTTCAACATTATTTTTAGGTGGAGATGAATGGCCTATATTTGTAGACCCAAATCCAAAAAATGGATATTATGATACTGAAAGTGAAAAGTATATTTCTAAGGGTGCAAAAGGTAAAAAAATAGATTTAAAAAAAGGCGATATGTTAATTTATTTAGGTCAAGAACTAGAACATTGGAGAGATGTATTTTTTGAAGATACTTGTTGCCAAGTATTTTTTCACTATAATGATTTGACAACAGAAGGTGCAGAAGAAAATCAATATGATAGGAGACTGTGTTTAGGTCTTCCAGACTATATGAGGGATGTTAAGTTAGATAAATAGTAATATGAGTGATGATACATTAAATAAAATATTAGGTTTAACAGAAGTAGAGGAGAAAAAAGAATTCAAACCTCCTGTGGTTCGTAATGAAGATAAAGATAAACCTGATGTAGATAACGATTATGATTATAGTCGAGAAGCTTACTATGACCTAATTCAAAAAGGTCAAGAGGCAATAGATGGTATATTATCTGTTGCAAAAGAAGGCGAACATCCAAGAGCTTACGAAGTAGCAGGGCAACTTATTAAAAGTGTTGGTGATACTGTTGATAAACTTCAAGACTTACAAAAGAAACTAAAAGATTTAAAAGAACTGCCAAAAACGGCAGACACTAAAATACAAAATGCTCTTTTTGTTGGTTCTACAGCAGAACTACAAAAAATGTTGAACAAAGATGAAAAAACTAAAAGTAAAATAGTTTCATCTGTAGATAAAGAAGATGTCTGACGCTTACTTAGGAAATCCTAATCTTAAAAAAATAAATGTTCCTGTAGAATTTACTAAGGAACAATTATCTGAATATGTCAAATGTGAAAAAGACCCTTTATATTTTATTCAAAATTATGTACAGATAGTATCACTCGATGAAGGTTTAGTACCATTTAAAATGTACAACTTTCAAAAAGAAATGATTGGTACTATGCATAAGAATAGGTTTACAATATGTAAACTACCTAGACAGTCTGGTAAATCAACAACTATTGTATCATATCTTTTACATTATGCATTATTTAATCCTAATTGTAATATTGCTATTCTGGCAAACAAATCAAATACTGCTAGAGATATTTTAGGAAGATTACAACTTGCGTATGAAAACTTGCCAAAGTGGTTGCAACAAGGTGTTATAAATTGGAATAAAGGTTCTATAGAATTAGAAAATAAATCAACTATTGTAGCTGCCTCAACATCATCAAGTGCAATTCGTGGTGGTTCATATAACATAATATTTCTTGATGAGTTTGCTTTCGTACCAGCAAATATAGCTGAAGCTTTCTTCTCATCTGTATATCCTACAATATCTTCTGGACAAAAAACTAAGATGATAATTGTATCTACACCTCATGGGATGAATATGTACTACAAGTTGTGGACAGACGCTGTTAACAGCAATAACGATTATGTTCCAATTGATGTGCATTGGTCAGAAGTGCCAGGTCGTGATGAAAAATGGAAAGAAGAAACAATAAGAAATACATCACAAGAACAATTTCAATCAGAGTTTGAGTGTGAATTTTTAGGCTCTATTGATACTCTTATTGCCCCAAGTAAAATTAAGGCAATGCCTTATGAAACACCTATTACATCAAATGCTGGTTTAGATATGTATGAAAAACCTAATAAAGATAAAACTTATGTGTGTAGTGTTGATGTTGCACGAGGAACTGTAAAAGATTATTCTGCTTTTATTATATTTGATGTATCACAAGTTCCTTATCGTGTTGTTGCAAAATACAGAAGTAATGAAATAAAACCTTTTGTGTTTCCTAATATTATTGCTCAAGTATGTGCCAATTATAATCAAGCACATGTATTAGTAGAAGTAAATGATTTAGGACAACAGATATCAGATACACTACAGTTTGAAATAGAATATGAAAATCTACTTATGACAACTCAAAGAGGTCGTGCAGGCCAAGTATTAGGTACAGGATTTTCAGGTCGTGGTTCATCTTTAGGTGTAAGAATGACTAAACAAATTAAAAAAATAGGATGTTCAAATATTAAAACACTTATAGAATCAGATAAGATAATAATAAACGATTTCAATATAATAGAAGAAATATCTACCTTCTCAAAAAGAGGAAACTCTTGGCAGGCTGAAGATGGATGTAATGATGACTTAATGATGTGTTTAGTAATTTTTGGTTGGTTATCAAATCAAGATTACTTCAAAGAAATGACTGATTCAAATATCAGAAATCAACTTTATGTTGAACAACAAAATCTCATAGAACAAGATATGGCACCATTTGGATTTGTAGATGATGGTGTTACTCGTCCAGGTGAAGAAACGGAAGTAGATGAATATGGTACAGTCTGGCACCCTGTGGTCCGTAAAGGGGAATAGTGCAGTTTACGGTTCTTATAAATAGTGTCGAGTGAATATTTTTGACTATGGGGGTATGAATAATACCAAAAATGATAAAATTAATTAGCTAATTAGAGGAGATAACACATGGCTTTTCAAGTATCACCAGGTGTTCTCGTACAAGAGAGAGACTTAACTAGGGTAATTCCTGCTGTTTCAACTTCAATAGGTGCTGTTGCTGGGCAATTTGCAAAAGGACCTTTAGATGAAATCGTAGCAATTTCTAGTGAACAAGAGTTAGTAGATACTTTTGGTAAACCAGATTCAAGTACATTTGAGTACTTTTTCTCAGCTGCCAATTTTTTACAATACTCTAACGCTTTAAGAGTAGTACGAGCTACCAATACTTCAGTTGTGAACGCTAATACTAGTGGTTCAGGACTGTTAATAAAAAATAACGACCATTATACTAATAACTATGCAACAGGTCAAGGTTCAGTTGGAACTTTTTCAGCTAGAACTGCTGGTGCATGGGGTAACAGTTTACTTGTGTCTACTTGTCCAAACGCAACAGCGTATGAGGAAGAAGGTGCAACAACAGTAAATGATAGTTCAACAGCTGTAGGAGACACAACAATTGTAGTTACTGCTGGCGGAGAGTTTGTTGTAGGAGATATTATATCTTTTTCAACAACAGCTGGCCAAAATGACTATGATGACGGTCATCAATACAGAATAACTGCTATTGACACACATACTTTGACAATTGTTCAAAAAGAAAGTGGAACAGGTGGTTTACAAACAACTATTACAGACGGTGCAAATGTAAGAAGAAGATGGAGATATTACGATTCAGTAGATGGTGCTCCAGGTACTTCAGCATATGCTTCAACAAGGTCTGGCGCTAACGATGAACTTCATGTCGTAGTAGTAGATGAAGACGGTGGAATTACAGGCGTACCTGGTTCAGTTTTAGAAACTTATTCTAAAGTATCTAAAGCTTCAGACGCTAAAACTCCACAAGGCGATAACAACTATTATCCAGATGTAATTTTTACAAAATCAAATTATGTCTATTGGATGGACCATCACGCTTCAGGTACAAATTGGGGTACAGCAGCTTCAGGTGTAACATTCACTGCTGTAGATGCTCCTTCATTAGAATCTTTATCTGGTGGGGTAGATGGTTCTGCTGTAACAACAGGCGAACTAAAAACTGCTTATGAAAAATTCCAAGACGCTGATACAGTAGATGTTGGATTAATTATCGCTGGTAAAGGAGATGGTACACATGTTGAAAACTTAATAACAATAGCTGAAAACAGGAAGGATGCAGTAGTATTCTGTTCACCTGAAAGAAGCGATGTTGTTAATGTAACAAACTCAAATACACAAACAGAAAATGTAAAAGACTTTTTTGACGCTAGAAGTTCTTCTAGTTATGCTGTATTCGATAGTGGTTACAAATACATGTATGACAAATATAGTGATGTATATCGCTTTGTACCTTTAAATGGAGACATTGCTGGTTTAGCGGCTAGAACAGATTCTATTGCAGATTCTTGGTTCTCACCTGCTGGATTTAACAGAGGTGTTGTAAGAGGTGTAGTTAAACTTGCTTACAATCCAACTAAAGCACAAAGAGATATTTTATATCCAAAACGAATCAATCCTGTTGCAACCTTCCCAGGTCAAGGAACAGTATTATTCGGAGACAAAACTGCATTAGGTTCACCAAGTGCTTTTGATAGAATCAATGTAAGAAGACTATTCATAGTATTAGAGAAAGCAATTTCAACTGCTTCTAAATTCCAACTCTTTGAATTCAACGATGAATTTACAAGAGCTAACTTTAGAAACATTGTAGAACCTTTCCTAAGAGAAGTGCAAGGTCGTAGAGGGATTACAGACTTTTTAGTAGTTTGTGATGAAACAAATAATACAGGCGATGTAATAGATAGAAATGAATTCGTAGCAGAAATTTTTGTAAAACCTGCTCGTTCAATCAATTTTGTTACATTACAATTCGTTGCTACACGAACAGGTGTTGCATTTGAAGAAGTCGCTGGATAATAGAGGAGAAAAAAGATGGCAAATATATCAGATTTCAAAGCTAAACTATCAGGCGGTGGTGCAAGACCTAATCAGTTTAAGGTTACAATGCCTTTTCCTGGCTACGCTCAAGTTGGTGGTGAAATAGAAGACCTAGCGTTTCTATGTAAGGCAACAAGTTTACCGGCTATGGCGATAGGAAGTTTTCCTGTTGCTTTTCGTGGTAGACAAATTAAGGTTGCTGGAGATAGAACATTTGAAGATTGGTCTATAACAGTCTACAACGATACATCATTCAAAGTAAGAAATGCTTTTGAAAGATGGCAAAATGGTATCAACAACATGACAGATGGTGAAGGTTTAACTAACCCAGCTGATTATCAAGTTGACGCTTTTGTTGACCACTTAGACAGAAATGGAAACACAATTAAGTCTATAACATTAAGAGGGGCTTATCCAGTGTCAGTAGGTAATATTGCTTTGGATTATAGTTCTAATGATGAGATAGAAACTTATGAAGTTTCATTTGCGTATCAATTCTTTGAAACAAATACAACTACCTAGTGGTCGTATAAATAATTGATACAATATAGGAGTTAAAGTATGGCTGAATTATTTGGGTTTCAAATTACGAGAGTAAAGAAAACAGAAGACCCTAAGCAAAGCTTTACAACTACCCAGGCGGATGACGGAACACAAACCGTCGCCGCCGGCGGGTATTTTGGCCAGTACCTCGATATGGAAGGTACTGCTAAAAGTGAAGCAGACTTAATAAGAA